CCTGATTATGGACCTGGAAATGGGCGAGAGCGTGGACACGGTGGAGACACAGCACCCGCACTCCGGCTATGACACATTCATGATGGCGCGGATGAAGCAGGCAAGCTCTGCCCTGGAAATCCCCGTGAACGTGCTGTACAAGCACTTCGATGTCAATTTCAGTTGCGCCCGTGGTGCGCTCAACGAGTTTTGGCGGACGTGCGGCATGATGCGGGACTGGTTCTCCGAGGACTTCTGCCAGCCAATCTATGAAATGTGGTTCACGGAGGCAGTAGCGCGGGGGAGAATTGACGCGCCGGGATACTTTGACGACCCAGCCGTTAGGAAAGCGTACACGGACTGCAAGTGGAACGGGCCAGCGAGAACGGCCATGAATCCGTCCCAGGAAGTGGAGGCAGCCATGAAGCGCGTAGAAGCTGGCTTCTCCACGGCGGCGGAGGAGACGGCGCAGCTCACCGGCGGGGACTACAACCGGAATATCCGGCAGCGGCTTTTGGAGGCACAGCGAAAGCGGGAGGTCACGGAGGCCAGCGCTCCGCCGCAACTGCGGGAGCTGCCGCCGCCGGGTGACGGACAGCAACAAGAGGAGGGCAATCAAAATGGCTAAAAAATTCTGGCAATTCAGAAATGCGGCGGACGGAAGCGGGGAGCTGCTGCTGTACGGAAATATTGCATCGGAAAAAACGTGGTATGGGGATGAAGTGACGCCAAAGCAGTTTGCCGAGGACTTGGACGCACTGGGAGCTGTCTCCAATATCACGGTGCGCATCAACAGCGGCGGCGGAGACGTGTTCGCGGCGGTGGAGATCGGGAACCTGTTGGAACAGCATCCGGCCAATGTGACGGCCCGCATCGGCGGCGTATGTGCATCGGCGGCAACCATTATCGCGTGCCATTGCAATAAGGTCATTGCGGCGAACGACAGCACCTACATGGTCCATCCGATCAAGATGGGGGTGTTCGACTATGTGGACGCGGAGACAATGCGGCAGTACATCGACGCTATTGCCGCAATCCGGGAAAACACGATCAGCCTGTACGCAAAAAAGACAGGCCGAGACAAGGATGAAGTGGCCGGGTGGATGGACGCGACGAGCTGGTGGACTGGACCACAGGCGAAGGAAAACGGCTTTGTTGACGAGCTGACAGATAACGGAGAGGACGCAGTTGTGGAGAACCGCAACGGCGTCCTCTTTGTCAACAGCATCAGTATGGACCTGCCCTTCGACAAGGCCCCTAAATTCGTGCAAGACAGTCTGGTGGACAAATCCGCCGGACAGCCTGCAAATAAAAAACCGGCGGGACAGCCGGAACAAAACAAGGAGGTACAGGACATGGACATCAAAACCGTGGACGACCTGCGGAAAGCCTATCCCGCGCTGGTTGACCAAATCGAGCAAACGGCGGCAGAGGCGGCGGTGAACGGCGAGCGGGAGCGCATCAAGGGAATTGAGGACGTGGCCCTGCCGGGAAGCGAGGAGCTGGCGGCGAAGGCAAAGTTTGAAACCCCCATGAGCGTCAGCGACTTTGCCGTGGCGCTGGTGAAGGGGGCCAAGACCAAGGGGGCGGCCTTCCTGGACGCCATGCGGAAGGACGGCGAGGAGAGCGGGGCCGCAGGCGTGGGCAATCCGCCCGCCCCGGAGGACAAGGACCCTGTGGACACAGCCAGGGCCAAGGCCAAGGCGGACGCCGGGGCGTACCTGGAGAGAAAGAAAGGGAGGAAGTAAACAATGCGGGAACTGATGAACAAGGCCGGGGAGATCGGCCAGGACAATCTTATTGCCGGGGTATTCCCCCCTGCGGAAATCACCGGAATCAAGATCGCCGCCGGACAGGGCCAGCTTTTGCGCGGAACGGTGCTGGCGGAATCGGACAGCGGGTGCGTTGTTTTGAGCACCGCAACCACCGGCAAGGCGGCCTATATCCTCACTGACAACGTGGACCCCACGGAGGAGGTTGGGACAACCGGATACCGCGCCGGTAACTTCAACACCAAGGCCCTGATCGTGGCGGAGGGCTACGAGCTGACCGAGGCGGACCGGGACAGCCTGCGGAAATACCGCATTGTCCTGAACGACAATATGCAGTAACAGGAGGAACAATGCTGTGAACATTTACGAGACAATCTGGATGCTGGCGGCAATCGAGGAGCTGCCGCTGGAGCACACCTTTTTCAAGAGCCGCTATTTCCCCACGGACGACATGATGGACGTGTTCAACACCAGCAAGGTCCTGGCCGACTACCGGGAGGGCAAGCGGAAGAAAGCGCCCTTTGTGGTGCCGCGCATCGGCAGTCTGCCCGTGGGGCGCGAGGGCTTCAAGACCTACGAGCTGGAGCCTGCGTACATCGGCCTGTCCATGCCCCTGACCATCGACCAGCTCCAGAAGCGAGGCTTCGGTGAGAGTATCATGTCTGGCATGACACCGGAGGAGCGGGCCAAGCATTTGCAGCTCCACGACATGGAAGAGCTGTCCGCCCGCATCAGCCGGACAGAGGAGTGGATGGCCTGCCAGACCATGCTCAACAACGGGTGCGTCATGCGCCACGAGACGGACGTGGAGGGTGTCTACGAGGACGTAGAAGTGAAGTTCTACGACGAGGAGACCAACCCCGCCCTGTTCACGCCCGCCGCCAAGTGGACGCACAGCACCATCAGCACCAAGGGCGAGATCACCGTGGGCAACTGGTACGAGGACATCTACCAGATGTTGGCGCGGCAGAAGCGGCGCGGTATGCCCGCTACTGATCTTCTGGTTTCTTCTGATGTGGGCGCGTTTCTCATGGAGGACCCGTGGGTGTTGCGTATGCTGGACAACCGGCGGGTGGAGATGGGCCGCATCCAGCCCACGGAGCTGACAGAGTACGTCACCCACCTGGGCGCGTTCAACTTCAAGGGCCGCCTGCTGGACATTCTGGTGAGCGACGGCGGCTACGAGGACGAGGACGGGACCGACAAGGCGTATCTGGACGACGGCAGCGCGATTGTCACCGCCCCGAACGTGGGGCGCGGCCTCTACGGCGCGATCACGCAGATGGAGCGGGACGAGGAGTTCCACACCTACGCCGGAAAGCGTGTCCCCCAGCATATTGCGGACGTCAAGAGCCAGACCAAGGAGACGAAGGTAGCTTGCAGCCCCTTGATGGTGCCCGTGCGCAAAAATCCCTGGTGCGTGGCGAAGAAGGTCCTGGGTTAAACCATGGCGCTGTTTGACTTTGAACAGCACTTCGGAGAGGACCCGCCAAAGGAATGGAAGCGGCCCACGTTCAAGGACTGCGCGGCGGTGGATATAAAGGCCGTGTTCTTCAATGAGAACGAGTTTGCCGAGCGGCACAACGTAGACGGCGTGGACGCGCTGATCGTCCTGGAGGACGTGGACGTGCGGGAACACGCCGCACACTGGGAGGCCGGTGCAAAGCAGAACTTTGACACCGGCCTCTATGATTCCTACCGGATACTATATATCTCGGTGGAGGACTATGGAGAAATGCCCCAGTCGGGAGATTTGGTGACGATAGACGAGGGCACAAAGGAGGAGCAACTTTTTACCCTAAAGAGCTGTGAGGATGAAAACGGGATATACCGTATGATTATGGAAAGGGTGAGGCAGGGGTAATGAGCGTGGTTACTTATGACGCGGGGCAAATGCTCCTGACAATCGACGATACCGGCGTGGAGCGGGCATTGGGGAGCTTGTACCGCAAGACCCCTGCTGTGCTGAAAGTGGCGATCAACCGGACGGCGCGGCAGGCGCGGAAGGACTTGATTGCAGAGGCAGAGAAACGGTATGCCCTGACTGTGAGAGGCAAGGCGCGTCTGCGCCTGCTGAAACTGCGGAAAAGCGCCACGAATAACAGCCTTGTGGCGGAGCTGCGGCAGAGCGACGAGGGGCTTACTCTGAACGCCTCCTACTTCCAGCACTCCCCTACGGTGCCGCGCATGGGCGTTGCGGCGCTGCACGGTCCCGCGTTCCAGCGGGTGCGCACGTTGCAAGGCGGGCCAATGGAGGAGCTGACCGCCACCGGGAGCGAGAGCAAGGGATTTTTAATCCGGGTAAGCAACGCCAAGAACGATCACCTGATGTTTGCCCAAAGACTTTTAGGCTCCTCCACCAGCAACACCACGACCAAGACTGGAAAGCCAAGGTGGAGAAACGCAGCCGGGAGCGTGGAAAAGGCGTATGACGTGAACCGCATTGGCGCGTCCTCACAGCAGAGGGCGGTCTGGCACAGAGGCGTTGACACAGCGGCGGCGGAGCACTTGGAGCGATTTCTGGAACAGCGCATTGAACAGGTGATCGCGGCGGCAAAGTAAGGGGGCGGCGTATGAAAAAGGACTATGCAAGAGAAGTGCGACGCGCCGGTATCGGTGGGACCCCGCAGATTTGCCAAGACGCCCTGGTTGAAATGCTGGAGGAGCTGTTTGTCGGGAAAAAATTCGCCGGTCAGGAGGGGCGGAAAGAGCTGAAAATTATCAAGCAAAACCTCCCCATACCGAAACGGCAGAAGGACAGAAAGGCGGACACCGACGAGGCGGCGGCCCCGTATGTTCTGGTGGAAATGAACGAGGGGGCAATCCTGGACGACGACAGCCCGCAGATCGTGGAGTTCAGTCTGGTAATCTGCGCCTATGACAAAGGCACAGACAACGAGGGATGCCAGGATGTAGCCAACATCAAAGAGGACATCATACAGCGGATATGCGCACGGCCCTATTTTGGAGGCGCTTTTACCATCCTAAAGCCGATCACATGGGCGCTCCAGAAGGACCGGACGATACCGTACTACTTCGGGGCAATCACGCTGAACTGCACCGCCCCGGCCATGACACAGGATACTGAAATGGAGGTTTTTGTATGAGCGCGACCAAGACAAAGAAGCCTGCGGCGGAGGCCGTGGAGGAGGGCAAGACCAATGCCGCCACGGAGGCGCTGACGGACGAGGAGAAGCAGCGCAGGCAGGAGGAGCAGGACAAGGCGTTTTTCGCCAAGCTCCCGGACCCATGTGTGTACTGCGGCCCCAGCGTGCGCAACGTGGCACGGCAGTTTACCGTGTACAACGGCGGAATCCCCGACGCGCTGAAAGAGTTTATCAAGGAGCACAGGGCCGCAAGAGGGCTGATTGTCGGCGTGGAGCGGTTCGCGCAGATGCGCACGCGCCTTGAAACTCCCGGCACCGGGGAGTTTATTCTGTTCCGCAAAGTGCGTGCGGAACTCTAATAGGAGGAACTGATTTATGGCTTCTGCTTATAAACATGGCGTATACGTCAGCGAGCAAGAGACAAGCCTGATCGCGCCGGTGGAAGGGACCGCTGGCCTCCAGGTGATTT